CGGTAGACCGGTTCCTTGGACGCACTTTATACCTGGCTCTTTTCCTTCGGGGTCAAGGAACGTCTCTTATGTCCGTTATTGTGGTCTGAGGACTGCGAAAAGGAGAATATAGAATTTTTCGCATATTGCGGTTGCAGCGCGAACTTAGAATAATTCATCGTTACTTTTTGGCTTCCCGTAATAATACCGTGTAACGCCCACCGATTACGCGCGCGTTGACCATCGCCGTCGGCGATTTCCCATACGGCAACACCATAGGACTCCTCTTTCCCTGTTTTTCTATCTCTTTCTCGCCCTATTTACTCCCCCGCGCCATAGTCTATCCGCTGGTTTCAGGGCCTTTTGCAGTTCCGCTTCCAGCCTGTCCATCTTCTGGTTCTTGCCGTCGATCAGCTTCTGTGTGGCTTCTCGCTCGGCTTGCAACTCGCGTAATTTCTCGCGCACCTGCGACGCGGAAAGGCGGTCGATGTCGTCCAGCTCCGCCAGCTTCTCCAAATCCGCATCGTCGTCGTGCGTCACCAGTTCGAGAAAGGCGGAGGCGGATTTCACTTGGGATGCCAAAAGCGTCAAATTGACGTTTTTGACGGTTTTGGCAGCAGCCCTCATGAAACGCTGTGCTGTTGGTGCGCTAAACCCCAGCGCCTCTACTCTTTCGACAAACTCCCCATGCGGCGTAAGCTCCTTCAGCACCAACAGCCGCTTGCCAGTCTCCAAAATGGATTCCACTGTGCGCCGCTGGTAAAACCGAATCTCCACTTCCAGCGTTTCCACTGTTACCGCACCTTGGTAGCCAATTTCATCTGCCCGCGCCACCGCGCGGTCGTACTGTTCCACGGCGGCGTTTTGCGATTCGGTTATCCGCGCGGCAACCTGTTCTGGCAATTCCGGCTGCGGCGTGACCACCACCTCATTTTTCTTGCGTGCCATCTAAAAACGCTCCTGTTGGGTTAATGACTGCCAGCGACGATGCGCTGGTTCAGTTCAGTCAAGCGGGCAGTCAACTGCTCGCAGTGATTCACATGCGCCTGCGCGATTTGCAGCGTGGCGATGCCGTGCGCATACCGCCCGTTGTCCAGCTTCATCACCAGCGATTCCGCCGCCAGCGTCGCCAGGGCGCGGGAGACATTCGCCGCCGATTCGCCTGTGGCCTGCGCCAGTTCCTGATTCGATAAACCGGTCAACGTATGCCCGCGCAGCGCCTTCCACACGCGCAGCACCCGCTGGGCGCTCGTGATGGTGGTGGCGGGTTTCATGCCTGCGCTGCCCATTTTTCGGGGTACATCCGCTGGATTGCATGCCCCATCTGGTCCATCCTGTCCACCATGATGCGTCTCCACTGCTGTACGCCCTTGCCGTCAAGACGTATCGTCAGTAACCAGAACAGGCCGTGGGAGAGCAAGATTTCAAAGGACTCCGGCTTTGGCCCCTGATACGTCAGAAAACCGTAGCGAAATAGCGCCATTTCTGCTTCCTCACCCAACGCCTCCAATTGTTCGGTCATGGTGGTAATGCAGCTAACAACCTCTTCGTGCGGCAGGGCAAAAACTTTCGCTATCCGGCTGCTGCTGGTGTAAACCCAGCCCAGTTCATTGGACACACGCAATGCATCGGGAAGCGGGTCTAACAGGTCTGTTTCGCTCATGCCGCCGCCCTCGCACGCATGGCCTGCACCTGCGACCGCGTACGGCGCAGCGCGGGTTGAGTCTTGGGCCACAGCGTGTCTACCGGCATGCCGACGATGTCGGCAATGCTGGCGCGGATGCGGGCGGATGCAATCCTGCCGCTGATGACCTGCGAAACACTGCTGTGGCCAACGCCCAGCTCATCGGCCAGCGCCGCTGCCGTAATGCCCTTCATGCGCAGGCTGGCTTTGATTTGTTCGGGGTGCATTTCTGATACCCTTTACCTTGGTTAGTGAGTGACAAACGTTAGGGAAAACACACTGTCGTAAAAATTGGTAGTCACTGTAGGGAGTGACTGCATGGGGTGAATTATGGTGAAACATTTTTCACATGTCAAGCGGAATTGCCGGATAAGTGAAAAATATGGGAATACCCGAGCGATTGAAGGAATGTAGGAATGCTTTGAGCCTTAGCCAGGCGGCGCTTGCAGAAGCGCTCGGCGTGACCAAACGCTCAGTCATCAACTGGGAAGGTGGGGCTGCCTCACCTAGCGCCGAAGTGTTGGCTAAATACGCCAAACTCGGAGTGAATGCGATGTATGTTCTGACTGGTCAAGGCTCACCCTTATCGCCCGACCAAGAGCCGTGCTATACCCCACCCAAATACACCCCTCCCCCCGACGAAGAATGGCTGTTGGACGCGTACCGCTACAGCAGCGAAGAAGGCAAGGCGGTGATCAAAGCGGCCAGTCTGGCGGCAGCCAAAGCCGCACGTGGTTCCATCCCCGCGACGATTCGCCGCAAGACTTCTTGATGGCTGCTACAAAGCGACCCCGCCGCGCTCACCCCCGGCTGGGGAAACCAACTGGCGCGTGAACGGTTCGGTCTGGGTCTGACGCAAGCCGATCTGGCGCGGCTGCTGTGCGTAGAGGCCGAATGGGTACGGCGTTGGGAGGATGAAGCCGCCGCGCTGCCGTCGAGTTACCTGCGCGAACTGGCCGAACTCGGCATAGACACCGCCCGCCTTGCCCTCGGTGCGCCGGGCGTTTGGCTGCCGGGGTCGCTGCTGCCCGATGAACATTTCATCCGTTACTGCTGGCGGGGGTTGCCGGTCGAGGTCAAAGCCGCGCTGCGGGGTAAATTGTCGGTTTTGCTTGGTGAGGAGGGGCAGCGATGAGTGACGTATTTTGGGCGGCGATCATCAGCGGTGGCAGCACGCTGGCGGCAGCTGTGCTCACAAACTGGTTAGCGTTGATAAGAGCCAATAGACAAGCAGACCGTGCAGAACGGCAAGAAGCACTGAAATGGGAACGCTCTGAAGCCAGAAGACGCGAAGAAGCGCACGCCGTCGCGCGGCAGCGCGAGCAAGAACGTCAGGCCAGGGACTTGCAACAGTTTTGGGCCTATGTGGAGCAAACGCATCAGCGGATGCACGCGCTGTTGTGGCAGTGGGAAGAGGGACAGCGAAATTGGTCGTCCACCACTGCGCAGAAAATGCCAAGTCATTGCGCGTTGCGCGCGTATTCGGTGGCCTTGCGTGGTTTGGCTGTTGTGTATCCTGCCACGCACAAGTGGTTTCTTGCAGTTGTGCATCAGGAAGGCGAGGTTCGCCATGGTGATGCTGCAAGGATTGCGGATGCAAACGAGAAGGAGAGGCAGGCATTTCATCACCTTTTGAAAACGGTAGCCAGGCTAACGGGTGCGTTGTCTGTCGCAGACGAGGCGCAAAGTGGCACTGCCGCGCTGGCACCGTCTGCGCAAGCGCAGTAGCTATCTTTTGAAAAACCACCAATAGACAAAGCCGGACAGCACGCCCCATACGAGCGCGAAGGGGACGGTGACGGACCAGAATTTGTAGGTAAAGCGCGGCGGGCGGGGTTTGTCGTTGGCGAGCATGTCGAAGTATTCGTCTTCGGCGGCGCGGGCGTTGTCCTGTGCGGCGTGCATGATGCGCCGCAGGCGCTCGAGCTGGAGTTGTTTGACGTGCATCAAGGCTTCGTGCATGTTGGCGTTGGATGGCATGGTGGCACCTGTCTGGTTGGTTGCGTGAGGTTCCATGCTCGCGCGAAGCGGTGCGCAAAAACATTAAAGTGGATTAAAAGACGCGCGGGGCGCGAATTGTGATGATGGCTTCTGTAGGGTGTTTACAGGAACGTCATCATGGACATGGAACAGGACGCGCGGCTGCGGTATCCGCGCGGGATACGCAACAACAATCCGGGGAACATCGAGCGGGACGGCACGCGCTGGCAGGGGATGTCTGCCGTGCAGACGGATGCGCGGTTTGTCGTTTTCAGTGATGCCGTCTGGGGCATTCGTGCGATAGCGCGGATTCTGATTACGTATCAGGACAGGCGGCGGGCTGCGGACGGCAGCCGCATTGACAGCGTGCGCAAGTTCATCAGCCGCTGGGCACCGCCTGTCGAGAACAACACCGACGTTTACGCACGCACTGTGGCGAATGCGCTGGGCGTGGGCGTGGATGACCCGGACTTGGACGTGTACGACTTTGAGACGATGTTCGGGCTGGTGTCGGCGATTATCCGGTACGAGAACGGCAGCCCGCGCCACAACCTGAACGGCGTTTGGTATCAGGACGGGGAGATTGAGGCGGGGCTGAAACTGGCGGGTGTTGTGCGGGGCATGCGTCACGGGGTGGCCGCATGAAAATCCCCACCTTCACGCTGGACGCCTCGGCGCGGGTTTGGTACCGGCTGTGGTCGGTGCGTTTTGCTTTGCTGGCCGCGCTGGCCTCTGTTCTATCGGCGTTGGAAGCCGTGCTGCCGCTGTGGCATCCGGTGCTGGGGCAAGTGCCGTATGCGGCGATAGCGACGTTGCTGGCGGCGGCGTCGGCCTTGGCGCGGGTCGTGCATCAGCCCCGTGCGCAAGCGTCGCTGGATACCGTGCGTGATGCCCTGCATCCAGACGACAGGGGCCGGACATGCTGACCGCTTTGATTGCAAAACGCAGGGTGTGGCTGGCGGCGGGCGGCGCGGTGGGGGCCGTGGTGTTGCTGGCGGCGGCCTTTGGCGGCGCGTGGAAGATACAGGGCTGGCGCCATGAATCCAGAATCGCCGCGCTTGCCAGCACCCACGCGCAGGCGCTGGCAAGTGCGCAAGCGGCTGCGCGGGCCATTGAACAGCAACGCCAGCAAGACTTGGAGCGAGTGAGCCATGAAACCGAACAGAAACTGGCGGCGGTGGTGGAGCTTGAGCGTGCTGCTGCTGATGAGCGGGTGCGCGACGTCGCCGCCCGCTACGCTGCCCGCGCCCGTCGCGCCGCCAGCGATACCGCCCCTGCCTGCCAATGCGAGGCAGCCGCTGCCCCCGCCCGAATGCTGGCCGAGCTGCTTGGAGAGCTTGACGAACTGGCGCAGGGCTACGCACGGGAAGCTGACCGCGCCCGAGTAGCAGGGCTGGCGTGCGAGGCGGCGTTTGACAGCTTGCGCATACAGCACAACGGCGGGGAGCAGTGATGGATCAGTTTGACCGGGCCACGCAGCTTGAGGAACAGCAGCGGGCAATCGCGCTGGCGCAGGCGCTGGCAGCAAAAGCCACGGGTGCATCGGCGCTTTATTGCATTGATTGCGGCGTGGACATACCCGAGGCGCGAAGGCGGGCCGTACCCGGCTGCCAGCGCTGTGTGGACTGTCAGACGCGGCATGAATACATCAACAGGATGCGGCCATGACGATGGAGCTATGGCAACTGATTTCGCTGGCGCTGACCTTTCTGGGCGTGCTGGTGACGCTGGGGAAAATTTTGTTGGCGCAAATCGACAAGCGGCTGGAGCAGCGCTTTGGCGCGGTCGAGCGCGACTTGCAGCAAGTGCGCAATGTGGAGCGCGAACTGCTGGAACTGAAGGCGGAGCTGCCGCGCCGCTACGTGCTGCGCGAAGACTACGTGCGCAATCAAACCATCATCGAGGCCAAGCTCGATGCGCTGGCGCTGCGCTTTGAGAATTTCAATTTGAGGCATCAGGGGAGCAGACCATGACGGCCATCGACACCCACAAAGTGCGGCGCGAATCCCTGCGCTGGTATTTGATTCTGGCGCTGAACAACGCGCGGCCCGAGGAGTTGGTTGAGGAAATCATCCAGAGCACGATGCGCTCCATTTACCCGGACGCGACACCCGTGGAGGTGCGCCGCGAACTGGACTATCTGCAAGACCGGGAACTGGTCGCCTTGAGGAAGGAACCCTCTGGCCGCTGGTGGGGCAAGCTCACGCGCCACGGCATGGATTTGGCCGAATACACGATAGCGTGCGAGCCGGGCATTGCGCGTCCTGAAAAGTACTGGACGTAGGGCGGGGGAACGGACGTCATGGCCCGTCGCAGCAGCATCTCGAAACTGCCTGAAAGCGTGCGCCAGTGGCTGGAGGCGGCGCTTGTCGAGCGCAACTTCAGCGGCTATGCCGAACTGGAAGCGTTGCTGCGTGACAAGGGCTTTGAGTTGTCGCGCTCTGCCATCCACCGCGAGGGCCAGAAGCTGGAGCGGCGGCTGGCGGCGATCAAAGCCAGCACGCAGGCCGCAAGGCTGATTTCAGAGGCAGCGGCGGACGAACAGGACGCCCGCAGCGAAGCCTTGCACGCCTTGGTACAGACCGAATTGTTTGACACGATTTTGAACTTGCAGGAAGCGGGCGAGGCGGACATCGACCCTAAAGAGCGCGTAAAACTGCTGTCGGCGGCAGCGAAAAACATTGCCACGCTCACGCGGGCCAGCGTGACGTTAAAACGCTTTCAGACCGAAGTGCGGGCGAGACTGGAAGCGGCCACTGCCAGCGTTGAAAAGATTGCGCGTCAAGGCGGCTTGTCCGATGCGAGCATACGGGAAATGCTCAAGGTGCTGGGGGCTGTGGCGTGAGCGATGGCAATCCCACGGTCGCCCTGTTGCCGTATCAGCAGCGCTGGGTGGCGGACAAATCCCCGCTCAAAGTCGTAGAAAAATCCCGCCGCACGGGTCTGACGTGGGCCGAGGCTGCGGACAATGTACTGACGGCGGCCAGCAGTCAAAGCGCGGGCGGTCAAAACGTTTACTACATCGCCTACAACCAGGACATGACGATTGAGTACATCCAGGCGTGCGCGATGTGGGCGCGAGTACTCAATCAGGCGGCAACAGAATTGCAGGAAGCGTTCTGGGAAGGCGAGGACGAGGCCGACCGCAACATCAAGACCTACACCATCCGCTTTCCCGATTCGGGGTTTCGGATCGTGGCCCTATCCAGTCGCCCGTCGAACCTGCGCGGGCGTCAAGGCTTGATAGTGATAGACGAAGCGGCCTTCCACGACCAATTGCAGGAACTCTTGAAAGCCGCGCTGGCGATGCTGATTTGGGGCGGGCGGGTCCACGTCATCTCGACCCACAACGGCGTCGATAACCCCTTTAATGAACTGGTCACGGACATCCGCGCCGGGCGACGCAAGGGCGCAGTCCACCGCGTCACGTTTGCGGATGCCCTGGAAGATGGTCTGTATCAACGGGTTTGCGTGCGCCAGCAAAAGCCGTGGTCAAAGGCTGCGCAAGCCGCATGGGCGGCAGACGTGTACGCCTTTTATGGTGAGGGCGCAGCGGAAGAGCTGGATTGCATTCCGGCCAATTCGGGCGGCGCGTGGCTGTCTCGCGCGCTGATTGAATCGCGCATGTCGGAAAACACGCCGGTGCTGCGCTGGGCGTGTGCGGACGGGTTTGAGTTACTCGCCGACCAGATACGCGCTGCCGAGTGCCGCGACTGGCTGGACGCCACGGTTGCGCCGTGTCTGTCGGCCTTACCCAAAAACGCCCTGTCATTCCACGGCGAGGATTTTGGCAGGAGCGGCGATTTAAGCGTCCACGTGCCGCTGATTCAAGCCCGGAACCTCACACGGCGCGTGCCATTCATTATCGAACTGCGCAACGTCCCGTTCAGGCAACAAGAACAAATCACCTTTTATCTGCTGGACCGGCTGCCGCGCCTGCTCGGTGCGGCGTTTGACGCGCGGGGCAACGGCCAGTATCTGGCCGAAGTCGCCATGCAGAGATACGGCCCCTCTCGCATCCAACAGGTGATGTTGTCAGAAGGCTGGTATCGGGAGCATTTGCCGCCGATGAAGGCGGCGCTGGAAGACGGGACATTGGAAAACCTGCCGCGCGACGCCGACGTGCTGGCCGATTTGCGCAGCCTGCAAGTCATCCGGGGCGTGCCGCGCCTGCCCGATGTGCGCGTCAAAGGACAGGATGCAGGGAAAAGGCACGGCGATGCGGCCATTGCCCTGGCTTTGGCGTTTTACGCCAGCCGCGAATTGAACAAGGGGCCGGTGCGGGTGCATACGCGCGGTGCGCGGGCCAGCAGCGGACTGTTGAAGGGGTATTGAACATGACAGGCAAGGGCAAAAACGGCATCTGGGTCTCGCCCACGCGCTTTGTAAGTTTTGCGGAAAAATCCCCCCGTGCGGCCATTGCCACGCGCACCCGCGTTGCTGGCGCGATGGCGGGCGGCATGGGCCACTGGCTGCCGAACCCGGACCCTGTCTTGCGCAAGATGGGTAAAAACCTTCAGGTCTACCGCGACTTGCGGGCGGACGCGCACGTGGGCGGCTGCGTGCGGCGCAGGAAGGCGGCGGTGCTGGCGCTGGAATACGGGGTAGAGCGCGAGGATTCTGACGCCCGCGTGGTGGACTTCGTGGAAAAAATGCTGGCGGGCTGGAAAATCGACCGCATCATTTCCGAAATACTGGATGCCACGCTCTACGGCTACCAGCCGCTGGAAGTGCGCTGGGACAGCGTGGACGGCCATCACGTGATTTTGGACATTGAAGGCAAGCCCGCCGAATGGTTCGGCTTTGATGACGAAAACCGGCTGCGCTTTCGCGCCAAGGATGCGGGGCCGGAAGGCGAGCTGGTGCGCGGTGAGGCGGTGCTGCTGGCGCGTCAGGATGCCAGCTACGACAACCCTTACGGCGTGGCGGATTTAAGCCGCTGCTATTGGCCGACGATATTCAAACGCGGGGGCATGGAGTTCTGGCTCAAGTTCACGGAAAAGTACGGCAGTCCCTTTCTCATCGGCAAGCATCCACGCGCCACCCCGCAGGACGAGGCCGATTTGCTGGCCTTTGCGCTGGAGAACATGCAGTCCACGGCGGTGGCGGTGATTCCCGACGATGCCAGCGTGGAGATACTGGAGGCGGGCGGCAAGGGCGCGTCCGCCGAGGTGTTTGACCGGCTGCTGCGCTGGTGCCGCTCGGAAGTCTCGATAGCGCTCCTGGGCCAGGACCAGACGACCGAGGCCGACACCACCAACGCCAGTGCGCAGGCGGGGCTGCTGGTGGCGCAGGACATACGGGATGCCGACAAGAGGTTGGTCGAATCGGTCCTCAACGAGGCCATTGCTTGGGTAGTCGGGCGCAACTTTGATGAAGAGGCACCGCGCTTTGCGATGTGGGAGCCGCAGGATCTGGACAAAGCGCGTGCCGAGCGCGACGCGATACTGGCGGGTATGCCAGGCGGGCCGGTGTTTACCGATGAATACCTGATGCGTGAATTCGGCTTTGAGCAAGGCGACCTGGGCGAGCGGCCCGCGCCAGCACCTGCGATGCCGGGCTTTCCCGCCTTTGCGGAAAATGGCAACCCATCCGCGCCAGACCAGACCGCGCTGGACGATGCCATAGATGCGCTCGCGCCCGAAGCTTTGCAGGCTCAAATGGAAACGCTGTTGCAGCCGGCGATACGGGCGGTGCAAGCCGCCAAGTCCGAATCCGAGGTGCTGGGCCTGCTGGCCGAGGCGTACCCCGAGATGCCCGAAGACGATTTAATTGACACCATGCAGCGGCTGTTCTTTGCGGCGGACGTGTGGGGCAGGCTGTCGAATCAAGCGGCGCAGATATGAGCGCCCCGAAACCCACCCGCGCACACCTTCAGGCCATGATGGCGATGGAGCCGAAGCGGGCCATCGACTACCTGCGCCGCAAGGGATTCAATATCACCTGGGACTGGCACGATATGGAAGCTGCCGCGCACGCCCGCGCCTTCACCGTTGCCAGGGCCACCAGTCTGGACATCCTGCAAGACCTCAAAAACGGCCTGCGGGGCCGTTCCCTGCGCGACTATCAAAAAGACCTGGAACCGATACTGCGTGCCAAAGGCTGGTGGGGCAAAAAAGAAGTCATTGATGCCGACACGGGAGAGGTCACGCACGTGCAGCTGGGCAGCCCCAGGCGCTTGAAGACGATTTACCAGACCAACATGCAGTCGGCGTACATGGCGGGCCGGTACGTCGATGCCGTCGAGGCGCAGGATACCCACCCCTACGCCATGTACATCGCGGTGCAGGATGCCTCCACGCGCTCCAGCCACGCCGCGCTGCACGGTCGGGTATTCAGATTGGACGATCCGGTCTGGCAGCACATCTGCCCGCCCAATGGCTACAACTGCCGCTGCCGGTTCGTGACCTTGACCGAGGCCGAGGTCAAGCGACGCGGGCTGGTGGTGGAGACGAGCAGCGGCAAGCTGGGGACAGTCCAGGTCGCCAGCCATCGGGACCCGGACACCGGCCAGACCGTCATGAGGGATGTCACCACCGTGCGGCTGGCGTCCAGAAACGGAGAGCGGGCGGCGTTTCGGCCAGACGTGGGCTTTGACGGCGGGCCGATGGCCAGTCACCTGATGGACGACGTGCTGTACGCCAAGGCGCAGCGGGCGCTGGGCGGGCGCGACGAATCCAAAGCGTTAAACGCCGTGCGCGATGTGTTGTTGTCCGGCGTGCGGCTGAAGGCGTGGAATGCCTTTATTGAACGGGCGTTGGCACCCGGTGCCAGGATGGCAGGGCAAAGCATGAGCGTGGGCGTGATGGGGGCAAAGGAACTGGCGTTTGCCCGCAAGCAGGGAGTGAATCTGAAGAGCGGCGTGATTTACGTCGAAGACAGGATAGTGGGCGGCGTCAAGGCACAGCGTCACATGGATGCAGGCAATGCGCCAAGTGCCGCCGAATGGGCGAAACTGCCTGCGCGGCTTGCCAAACCGCACGACAAGCGCAATTTTTTGTATGTGATGGACAGCGACGACGGTTCAGCCGCCAAGCTGGTCGTGCGCTCGAATCGGGTTCAGACAGGGGCAGTCAAGGTCGATGACGCAGCATCGGTGTTTAAAGTGCAACAACGCAATATCACCGAAGGCTTGAACGATGGCAGGTATCAGAAAATCAGGTAAAGAAAGCGAGGGCAGCGCCGGATTCGAACCGGATAATAGGCAATGCAGGCGTTCGAGACGCTCGTAATCCTAACCGTTCCCATTGGAAACAACTGCCCTCTGAAGCGAACCGTGGCCGGGCTTGAACCAGTGAACAAGGGGGGTGAGGCATTCGGTGATGCTCAGCGCCCTTATACGCTCCGCAAGGGAAAACACGTATCCGCTCTGGGCAGTAGTGTGGAACCGCAGGGCAGGGATGTCAAATGCACACTTCAGGAAAAACAACATGGCCGACAAACCGTTAATCAGCGTGAAGCTGGACAGCCGCGCGGTCGATGCGATGCTGGCACGTTTGCAAAAGCTCACCGGTGACTTGTCACCCTTGATGGTCTCCATCAAGCAGGAGCTGCTGGCGCAGACCGAGGCGAACTTTGAGAGCCAGGGCAGGCCCGCGTGGCCCCAGCTTGCGGCCAGCACCATCGCCCAACGCGAAAAGCGCAAAAAGTGGCCGGGGCCAATCTTGCAGGTATCCGGCACGCTGGCGCGTTCGGTCGTTACCGCATCGGACGCCACCTCGGCCACGATAGGGGTCGGTGCCGAAGTGCGCCACGCAGCCATACACCAGTTTGGCGGCAAGGCGGGCAGGGGCCGCAAGGTGAACATTCCGGCGCGTCCCTACCTGCCGCTGGTCGATGGCCGTTTGCAGCCCGAAGCCGAGACGGCGATTCTTGACCTTGGCAAAAACTGGCTGCACAAGGTGGCGGTGGGCGAAAAATAAAACAGCCGTCAAAACCGCCCCCTGTTCGCGTTTTTGGCGTGCACCCTGCCTTGGGTACTGGTTTGCGATTTGACCGCGTTTATAAACGTTTATAAACGCCTTGGTGGGGCATTTGCATCTGCCCTGTCTGCCCCTTGTTGCCAAACTGGCGCGAGGGGCGTTGTTTTTGGGGTGCGCTGAAATCTTTAAACCAGATTAATGGTTTTGGGGAGGGTGCGCGGGCAAAGTGGCGGCATAGACCTGTTCGATGCCACCCACACGAGGCCAGCGCCGATGAAAACCCGCTCCAAAACCCGCAGCGGCAAGCCGCTCAAAACCCTGCACATCTTCAAGCCCGGTCGGCACACGCCGATGCAGGGTGGGACGCTGAATTTCAGCGAGGCCGATTTGCGGGCGTGCGCCGCCGCCTACAACGCCGACGTACACGAAGCGCCCATCGTCGTCGGCCACCCCGAGACCAACGGCCCGGCGCACGGCTGGGTGGGGGCCTTGATTGCCGACAAGACCGGCTTGCGTGCCGTGCCGCGTCAAGTGAATCCCGCGTTTGCCGAATTGGTCGAGCGCGGCGCGTTCAAAAAAATCAGCGCTGCGTTTTATGCGCCCGACTGCCCCGAGAACCCGCATCCGGGCGTGTGGACGCTGCGCCACGTCGGTTTTCTGGGTGCGCAGGTGCCGGCCATCAAGGGGCTGGATCGCATCGAGTTTGGCGAAGCGACGGCGGGCATCGTGACCTTTGAAGAAAACCTTGATGCTGACGGCGAAATCAGCGGCCCGGGCCTGTTTGCGCAGTTGCGGGCCTGGCTCATCAAGAACAAGGGGCAGGCGGTGGCCGACGACGTGCTGCCCGAGGACAAGCTCAAAAAATTGCAGGAGCAAGCCGAGGACGCGCCAGCGGACGCCAAACCGGTTGATGCCGAGGTCAAGCCGGACGCGCCCGCCGAAGACGTGGTGGCCGAACTGGCGCATCAGGTGGCCGAGCAGGCCGAGACGATAGCCAAACTGGCCGAAGAAAAGGAAGCGCTGGAAGAAAAGCTTGAAGAGGGCGCGGGCCAGAGCACGGCTGCGGCTGCGGCGGAATTTACCGAGCGGCTGATAAACGAGGGCCGCATCCTGCCGCGCCATCGCACTGCCGTAGTGGCGTTCATGGAAATGGCGGGCGGGCGCAAACCCAAACGCAGCGCGGCGGGCGTCATCGAGTTTGGCGAAGGCGAGCGGGTACGGCCCCTGCTGCCCGCCTTCAAAGCCTTTCTTTCCAGTCTGCCGCCGTCCGTGCAGTTTGGCGAAGTGGCACCCAAGCACCGTGCGGCGGGCGCAAAACCTGCGGTGAACCCGCTGATTGCCGACGCGCAGCGCCGCGTTACCCGCAAATAACCCTTATCCCTTACAGGAGCCATCATGGCCATTCACCAAGAACCGAAACATCTGGGCGACGTACTGCTGGTTGAAGTCGCCAAAGGTTGGAGCAAAGACCGGGGCATTGTCGCCCAGCACGCGCAAGTCTATGAGGTCGGCACGGTGCTCTCCCTTGTCGGCGGCAAGTACGTCCGATACGAGACCGGCCAGAACGGGGCACAAGTCGCGGTAGCCGCCGAGCGTGTGGATGCCACGGCAGGCGATGCAAAGGGCGTGGTGATTGCACGCGGGGCCACGGTAGCGACAGACGCCCTTATCTGGCCGGATGCGCTGACCGATGCGCAAAAAACGACGGCCTTCAAACGGCTGGACGAGCGCGGCATCGTCGCCCGCGCCACGTTGTGATTTCAACTCAAGGAACCCGACCATGAACCTGCAAGACCTCTTTACCGTCACGACGCTCACCGCTGCCATCAACAAACTGCCTGCGCTGCCGACCAAGGCGGGCAGCCTCGCCATCTTCAACGAGCGCGGCATTCCGACCACGACGGTGGTCATCGAAGTGCGCCAGGGGCGGCTGTTTCTGGTCCCCAACGTATCCCGAAACGACGACCCGCAGCCGGTGGCCAACGCCAAGAGAACCCGGCGCACCTTCGAGACGGCGCATTTGCCAACCTCCAGCCAGGTGCTGCCTTCCGAAATCCAGAACCTGTCGCAGTTTGGCGAGGCGGGCGAGGACGGCCCCGCCGACCCGCAGGCGCAGGTCATCAACGACAAATTGCAGGGGCTGAAGGATTCGCTTGAGGCCACGCGCGAATGGCAGAGAATAGGTGCCTTGCGCGGCAAGATACTGGATGCCGACGGCGGCGTGCTCTACGACCTGTACGACGAGTTTGGCGTGCCGCAAAAAAAGATTGCCGTGGCGCTGGGTAATGCCACCACCGACGTGCGCGGCAAGATATTGAGCGCCAAGCGCCATGCTGAAGAAAAACTCGGCGGCGTGCTGGTCAGCGGATTCAAGGCATTTTGCGGGCCGGAGTGGTTCGACAAATTTACCGACCACGAAAAGGTCAAGGCGGCATTCGCCAATTATCAGGAGGCGCAAGACCGTCTGGCGGGCGACAACCGCCAGGGCTTTGTGTTCGGCGGCGTCGAATTCATCGAATACAACGCCAGCGTCTCGAAGCAAAAATTCATTCCCGACGACGTGGCGCAAGTGTTTCCGGTGGGTGTCGGCATCTACGACCTGTACAACGCGCCTGCGAACTACAACGAAACCGTCAACACGCTGGGCCAGCCGTT